TACCTGTTGGCTCGCCGTCTTCTTCATCTTCGTACCCCGGCAAGTCCAAGTTAATGTGGCACTCATAAAGTACATAGCGGTCATCATTAAGACTATTAAACCCTGTCTCTTTATCTTTCTTTTCCTGCAACTCGTTTTTAATCTTGGGTGGATCCCCGATGTCAATGTCGCGGTAAAACCCAGCCACCTGCAGTTTACGAATCTCGTTCTTGGTTTTAAACATCCGGTGCGTTACACGCTCTGCCGTCTCAATAGATGGAGCACCGTAGGAAATGATGATGTCTTCTGCAGGCACAAAGATTGACATCTGGCGCTGCATTGATGGATCGTAATAAACTTTCTTAAACGCCGAACCCGTGGCTGGCAGATTCCACAACATCCGCTCGTGCTCAGTTCTAAACTCAGGCATACGCTCTGTCAGTTCATAGTTCATGTCTTCCTTAACCCGAGCCGCTGCTTCATCCTTCTCGCGGGTCTGCTTGCCAAGGATCTTTGTCTTAACTGGCCCCTGCGCAGGGAAAGTCTCCATGATTGTTTCCGACTGAAAGCGTACGACTGCTTCCGTAATCATGGGGTGGAACACGCCACATGCGCCGTTCCATGGCTCTGTTCTTTCTTCGTACTTAAGACCAAGCAGTGTGATGCCCTCTTTGTACGTATCTTCCCAGTCTTTGCGTGAACCTAAGTCATTCTTAATATCCTCAAGCAGATCGCTGCCAAGGATATCCAACTCATCAGGCTCTATCTTTTCTGCCAAGTTCTCATAGAAATCTTCTTCATCTTCATCGGCTTCTTCGATCTCTAGTATCGGCACGCCATCAACGCCAATACGAACGGCTTCGGGATCTTCGATCTCAATTTCAAGCTCTGGCCCTTCCATGAGTCCGATATCTTCTTCAATGCCTTGGGGCGCCCGTGTTAGTGCTTTATCTACTGCCATGATTTAGTCCTTTTAAATTATTTGTGCTTTCCGCGTAAGAAGCAGTTTGATCTTTGCCCACCCAGTCATCCCCAACAAATTTTGGAGTTACCCCATTAAGCCATTGCTGAATAGAGACAAACGTACCGCCCCTGTCGCCAAAAACACCACCATGCCATGTATTTGGATAAACCCGCAACGGTTCACTAACATTCAAATAGTTGCACAACTTGTCTTCCAATATAAAATCTATATCCCCAGCTAAGTAGTCTTCATAACTGTCTACATTAGGGTGTATGTGAGGAATAATAACTGAGTTAGGTTTTACAATAAACAGCTCAACCTGAAACTGCCCTTTGCGATATAACGTAACTCCTGCGGTATCTCCTACATGAAGCATGCGTTTTTCATACGGATTAATATTAATTTCTCGTATATCGCGCCACCAACGCATAAAATCTGTAAGCTCATCCACCATGTTTTGCCCTTAGTAATACGCCGTTTTGCGGCCTGATTTAAAAAATATGGGTTCATCTGGTTCATCGCTTGGCAGCGTAATAAACCCCCCGTTTCTAAAGCGTAACAGCGCCTGTGTCATTGTGTCCACGTAGTCATCGTGCTCGCCCACAGGGAACGCCACAATTTCCTCGATTACTTCTTTAGCCCACCGCCGATCCGGTGCCCACACAATCCCCGAGGCAAACAAATCGCTTACTGCATTCACCCGGGCAATCTTGTCGTTACCCCTTGTAGGCGTAAACTCATCGACTGGTATGCCCATGCGACGCAACTCTTGAATCAGTGGAGCGCCAGCCGCCTTTTTCTCCACCAAAAACGCATCCGGTTGCCACTCTGTGTACTGTTTAAGCGCTACTTCCTTAAGCTCTGGGAACTCCATGCGAGACTTAAACGCATCGAGCAGTATTATGCTGGGCCTGTCACCCTCTTCTTCGTTATACCAGATACCCCACGTCGTACACGCCGTAAAGTCAGCCGTGGTCTTGGCTTCGTGGGCCGTATCCCAACTTTGAATGATGAACTCGCACCGAGGCGGATCTTCCGGCTCCCAAACACGCCAATGTGTCCTTTTAATAAACGCCGCCGAGTCCAGTGTGGGCTGCTGCATGTACTGGGCGTTCCAGTATCGTGCGTCCATAGCTGCTTTTTTCTGCTCCAACTGCTCGATGGGCCACTGTTCAGGCCAAAGACTCTTGCCGCTTGGCAAAATGGCTGGCAACTCCACGATCTCCCACTTATCTGCATCGGGATTCTTCATCTGGTAGTTGAGTAGCCGCCCCGTTAGGTCAACAAGCGACCATCGGGTCATGATTACAAGGATCGCGCCGTTAGGCATCAGTCGTTGGAGCGGACCTGTCTGGAACCAACTCCATGCGTTATCGAATGTAGCTCGGCTGTTAGCCTTAATGTCCTGCTCGGAATGTGGGTCGTCAATAACGAAAAGATCGGCACCGCGACCAGCCAAAGCGCCGCCAACACCAACAGCGTAGTACTGACCGCCAGCACTAGTAGACCATTTTCCCGCAGCTTTTTGATCATCTGCGACCACGGTTTTTGGAAAAATCTTTTGATAATCCTCATCGTCCAGTAAGTTTCTGACCCGTCTACCAAAGTCCTCTGAAAGACCGGCGGTGTGGGTCGCCATAATGATCTTTTTGTCTGGGTACTGCCCCAAAAACCACGCCGGGAACAGGTAAGAACTGAATTCAGACTTACCCATACGGGGCGCGATGTTGATAATCACGCGCTTTTTGACCCCGTCGGCTACATCTTTGAAGATTTTCGCCAGCTTTCTGTGATGCGGGCCTTCTTTAAACCCCGGGTAGACCATGCGAGCAAAGTCTGTCATCGAAGTCTGAGCCTTTTTTAGCCCAATCCGACGTTCCTGCTCCTCAAGCTCGCCCAAAAACTCAAGTTTCTGCATCGGAGTCATCGTCGCCAGTACGGCGTCGATCTCAACTTGGTTCAGCAGCATCGTCGTCTTTCAGTTCTACATCTTCCGCGTCTGAATTGCGCTCTTCCTTCTCCGTTGCCTCGGCGTCCACTGTCTTTTGTAGCTGCTTTAGCTTCTCGCGGATGCGCTCATCAAGCTCGTGATCCTCAAGTTCTTCTTTCTTAACGGTTACTCGCTCTGTAAACAGCCCAACCTCAGTAACCTTACCTAATAACTCTATAGCCTTTAGCCGTATTCTGGCATCAGGGTGCTCGGTTTCCTCAACCAGCTTAGCCACCGCCATGGAGCGCAGGCGCTGGGCCTCCTCCACAAACTGCCACTCGTACGCAGTCAGCATACCAACTAGTGCTTTTATCTGCGGGGGCGTCGTCAGTCCGGTAACTGCTTGCTTGGCTTGGTCTGAGGCAGTCGTCAAGGCATGGAAAACCTCGCTGGCCTGTTGTTTTTCAGCGCCAGTAATAATTTCCTCGTCGTCTGCGGCCCCAAGCTCCTTTAGCCAATCGGCTGTGCGGATCTTAGCCTCCAGCAATAGCGAGGCGTCGGCTTTTTTCAAAGTAACAAAGCCTTCGTCCGGGGTGTCAAGCACCTCGGGTTCAAAATCAATTTCGTTCAAATGATCCAGCAAGCGGGTACCCCCGTGTCGCAGAGCTTGCGCTCAGTTGCGGCGAGTGTACAATTACTTTTGACAACCCGCAAGGGTCGTCTCCTTTTGCATGTCTCCTTCGGGGTAGCTCCTCTACCCCACTTGAGCGCCCCCGGATTCAGCCCCGGGGGTTTTTTTATCTTACTTTGTCCAATATTTGACAAGCTTGATGCGGATTTTTATAGAAATTTTTAGCATTTTTGTTTCCCCCTTTGTTTTTATTTATCTGTGGCGAAGGGGTGGGGTGATTTTTCCCGGCTTTTTACAGCATTGGACAAAAATTTGCTGTGTGGCTATGGAATAGTATCCGTGCCATGCCGCTGCCCCGTCACATATCTTGGGGGGTCGGGTACGGGTGGGGTAAACAGGACAGCAAAACCCTCGGCAACAAACAATAGAAACTAATGATAATGGTATAATAGAGGTGTCGATTGGGATTGGCTCAGTCGATGCTTATGGACATCTGTCCACAACTTGTTAAGGAGAACTACTATGCAATACGACATCAACGCAATCATTCGTGACTACAAAACATTCATCGCGTCAGGTATCAAGATGCGAGAGCATCTCGCCAAACTACTCAAGGGCAAGGAACACTTGCCATGCGATGTGGTTAACAAGTTAGCACGAGCACACGAGCAAGCCTACAAATGCCACGCGGTCATGAAGGACACAGGTCAATGGTGCTTCTACACGACTGATGACTCCAAGCAACAGACTCGTGAGAACTACCACGAGAGCGCGAGGAAACAATGGGAGCGCACAATCGCGCCACACCACAACTACGAGCGCAAGGCATCGGCTGTTCGCCATAAGAAGTCAGTAGTAGACCGCTATGTTGACGCGATCATGAAGTTGTCTGCTTCGCAACGACGCGCTATCGCTAACGCAATCGTTTGATGTTGTTGTTGACGAGTTGTGGACATCGTGTC